AAAGAGAGGCTGACCTTCTTACAACTGACAAAGTGTTCCGTATGGACAGAACATCTATGAACGCAGACGGAAAACAAGAGATATATACTTTGCAAGAACTTGTAGCCATGCCTTTTAGTGGTGGTGGCAGACACAATGTTCGTCCTTTTGTCGAGAAGTTGGATGAGGCAAATAGAGTTGGCGGTGCGCCAGCTGTTAGACAACTTCTTTATAGTGTTGCGCCTGTTGATGGAACTACAGGAAAAATTAATCCAACGTACAGACGTAGAGCTGAAGCTATTGTTCACGCCCTGGAAGACTTTGGCGGGAAACAAGGCGCACTACAACCAGACGACCACAAGTTTATAGAAGCTTCAATGCAAGTTGCCATGAAGAAACCTATGGATGGTCAAGGCAACCAAAGTGTTATGAACTTCTCCAGAAAGATGCGTTTCTTCAACAACGTTACACTTCTTTCTTATACAACACTGACATCACTTGGTGACGTTGTTCTGCCAATCATACGTTCTGGAAGTATGAAGTCATACATAAAAGCATTGACTCAGATGAACAGCCTAACTGGTGACCCAGCAATTAGAAGGGGCATTATAAATACGGGTGTGGCTATGGAAAACATTGTCCACGAAAGAATGATACATCTGTATGGCGCACCTGATGGTAAAGCATCACACGCTTTCTTTAATGCTACGTTGCTTACAGACTGGACTGACATGCAAAGAAAGATAGCTGGAGCCACAGCCTTTAACTGGTTTCAGTCTATGCAAGAAAAGGCTTACAACAATTTTAAACCAAGCAAGGGGTACGGAGAACAAACTAGAAGCTATAAAGAAGCACATCGTGCATTAAAACAATATGGCCTTGAAAAGTTTTTGCCGAACCAAAGAAAAGAAAGAGTTGCACTTGGCAACACAAAAATGTTGGAAGACCCAGACGTGAAGCTGGCTATTCTTAAATTTGCAGATGACAGCATATTCCAACCAAATCCAAATGATGTACCTATGTGGGCGCAGACACCTTTCGGTGCGCTCGTATTCCAGCTCAAATCATTTCCTCTAATGATGGCAAGAATGGGTGGACATGTAATGAGAGAGATGGATAAAGGAAACTTCAAACCAGCTATGGGATTCTTCTTACTTGGCCCAGCGTTTGGTGCGGGAACGTTGTCTGTCAAAGACGTCTTGCAGTCTAGGGGTGGTGAAGAAAACAAAAGCCCTGAAGTTAGGAAAAGAAACCTAGCTAAAATACTTGGTCACGACGAAAAAACACATGGAGATTACAATGATTTCTTAGGCTGGTATTTTGAAGGTATGGCTATCATGGGAGGGTTTGGTCTTCTTGGTGACATCATACATTCATTCGCAACACAAATAGACAATGGTGCATATGGTGCGAACAGAATGGTATCCACACTTCTTGGCCCAACTGTTGGTCTTGTGCCTTCAGCAATGACAACTGCTGCTGGTATTTTTGACGACAAAGGTAACAGCAATGCAAAAGAAAGAGCAGCTGCACGTGAGTTTGCTACACGTATTCCGATTGTTGGAGGTAACAGAGCAGCAAGAGAGGGAATCGTAGATGCGATAGCTGGAGAAAATACAAAAGGAAGAGGTAGGTTTTATTACTAATGTATGAATACGCCATAAAAGAAATAACAAAGGTAGTTGATGGTGATACTGTCGATATGATAATTGACCTGGGATTCAGCCTTACAAATAAAGAACGTGTGCGTCTTGCTGGCATCGACGCACCAGAAAGTAGAACACGTGACCTCGAAGAAAAGCAAATGGGCCTTGAAGCAAAAGCTTTTCTTACAAGACGTCTTGCTGACGGAGAACCTTCAGGTCTCAAAGTGAAGACAGAGAAAGATGGTAAGTATGGTAGAATGTTAGGGTGGATTTACATAGGACAGACGAACTTAAATGAAGAAATGGTTTATCGTGGATATGCCTGGGATTATGACGGAGGCAAAAAAGAAAAGGACTTAGCAGAACTCAGAGCAAAGAGATGACCCAAAAGAAATTTCAAGAACAATCTAAGTATGCAGAATATGATGAAGACGGTGACGGCATTGTGAGTGATGAAGAACTGGCTCACGTAAAAGCTATAAAAGAAACCGAAACAAGTTTACGAAAAAATTTAGCGCAGTTACGCATGGCTAGGTTCACACTGATTGCTATGGGTGCATTTACTGCTGCAATGTTTTTCGTACCGATAGAGCGAGTACAAGCTCTAGCAGATATTAGTAACCTATTCTATATATCAGGCGCTGGAATAGTCGGCGCATATATGGGAACAACAGCATGGATGGCAAGAAAATGATACAAGCACTGATTGGCCCAGTAACAGGGCTACTAGATAAATTTATACCTGACGCAGACAAGAAAGCAGAAATCGCCCACGAGTTGGCGACGATGTCTGAGAAACATGCCCAGCAGCTTGCGCTCGCTCAGATAGAAGTCTTGAAAGCAGACGCACAGGGCAACTGGTTTCAGTCGTCTTGGCGACCCTTGATTGGCTGGATTTCTGGCTTATCCCTTGGAATCAATTACATGGTCGCACCGATTTGTGCTGGCTTTGGCATTATGATACCACAAGCAGACATGTCTGTGATGATGCCGTTGATGTTTGGCATGCTCGGAATTGGTGGAATGAGGAGCTATGACAAGATGAAAAAGACGGACACAAAAAAATAACGCAAGATTTATTCAGACATTTACGAATACACACATCAACAAAAAAAGGAAACAGTATGGCATTTAAGTTATCAGAAAGAAGTCTCGGCAAACTTGAGGGCGTCAAAGACGAATTACAATTAGTTGTGAACAGAGCAATACTTCTTACAAAGATTGACTTCGGTGTTATTTGTGGAATGAGAACTGAAGCTGAACAACGAGAGCTGGTAGACAAGGGTGCTTCACAGACGATGAAGTCCCGCCACCTTACTGGTGATGCTGTAGACTTGATGTGTTACATTGGCTCAAGAGCTTCCTGGGAATTAAACCTGTATGATGATGTTGCAGACGCAATGAAAAAGGCAGCGCAAGACGAAGGAGTTGGACTTCGATGGGGCGCTGCGTGGCAGATACCTGACATCAGAGATTGGGATGGAACAATGGAAGAAGCTATGAGTGCTTATATAGATTTGCGTAGGTCACAAGGTAGACGACCATTCATTGACGCTCCGCACTTTGAGTTGAGTGTAGACTAAGTTTTAAAAGAACGATACTCAACAACCTTCTTTAAATCTCTCGCTACTTTTATTCCTTCTTTCATACCCTTTGTTATTCCTCTATCTGTATAGACGACAACAAAGTCTGCGACCTCGTACCATTTAAATGCAGCATCTAGGCCTATTCTTCTTTCTGCTTCGACGTCTTCGTTAAGAACTTGAGTATATAATAGGTGTGATAAAAAAGGGCTCTCGCCCTTTTTTAGTGAATCAAGCATACACTTACGTGCGAACTCTCTATTTACTTCTCGGTCTGCCTCGTTTCTTCCCTTGAACGGACTCTCTATTATTACTTTCATCTGTTATATCACCTCCTATCGCACCATAAGCAGTCAGGTCTACCCAAGAATCTGTATGCTTCGGCGTTTTTATTATCCTAGAAATCTTAACACCAGCCATACACAACACTACTTGCCAGTCTGTTACCTCAATCCCAAGAATCACAGACCAAATCTTTGCGATGTCTTCGTGGTTCTTCTTTGCTGGGCCATATACTTTGGCTCTGTCAGAATTAATAAGTTGGTCTGCCGTCTTTAAAATCTCACTTCTATTCATTTTTCATCCTCATCTTTATTAGTTGAATCTTTACCTCAAGCTCTCTCTTCTTATGATTAAGCTCAACGGTTTCCTTACGAAGATGTTTTCTTTTATCATTGGCTTTTGCAAAGTCATTCTTATCCATGTTCGTTCTGGATATACGTTCCAATATAGAATTGATTTCGTTTTCGTTATGCTCAATTTGTTTCATAACTTCAGAACGTTTGGTATGAACAGTCACAAAATCTTTTTCCAACTCTTCGTAATTCACTTTAACTTCCCTTTGGGAACGGCTCATAAAGCTCGTAAACGTTACAAGGTTCTCTGGCATCTCGTTCGTGTTTCTGGCAATACCAATCTCCATCTGCTTTGGCGATTGCAAACTTACATGTTTGGCATGTTGTAGGAACGTCAGTTTTTCCCCAACACGCACCCCTTTTAAAACACCCTCGGCATCTCCAATCTGTTTCGTCATTGCTTATCTTCCTCGCTTTGTTAAGTAATACCCTCTCAATCCGTTCTTTAATAAACATAAACTCAAGGTCATCATAATCGACAACCTCTGAGTGATACTCGCTAGTGTTTTTATTAACGGCTATAAAAAAAGATGTCTCCATTTTAGACATCCCCATCATCATCTGTAACTGTGAGTAATATCTTGGATGTGATTTCTTCACACCATCTTTATAAAACTTTTTCCATGAAGCATCGTTCATGCTTTTTATTTCAAGAACATGTAAGTCCTCTTTGCTATCATCTAATTGTATGTGTCCATCCATATGACATACAATGTGACCGCCAAGCTCTTCATACGTATGCTGTTTCCCAGTGAGACCATCTGTTTCCCACACTCGAACATCAGCTTTTTCTTTTAAATCTTTTACAACTTCGTCTTCTAATATATGACCAAGTCTAAATATTCTTTTCAATCTTGGTGTAGGTGGGTTGTTTGGGAACCCACGCAAACTAAAAGCTATCTCTGCATCACAAGCCGTGCCAATCATAGACGCACCTATGTAATCACGAGCTTTTTCTTTTGGCTGTCTCTCGTATCCTTCGTCTATTGCTTCTACTATTTTATGTGCTTCAACCATAATCATACCTATAAAAAAAGAAGGAGTGGGGAGGAGTCCACTCCTTCTTTGCTAGTGACTAAAACGGAATTTCGTCGTCCAAGTCTTTCGTGTCTGTGGGAGAGTCAGAA